CAACTTCAATAAATGCAGTAAGTTATTCTAACGTTGACTACAATAATCTAATAAATAAACCAGACGCACAATTACAAGCAATTGCAGATGATGCTTTTGTAAATTCAATCATATTTGGTTAATACATGGCGAATACATTACTTTCAAAAACTTATAATGGTGGTGCTAATTACGCCAACACCGCAAACACCGCCACTGTATATACTACACCAGCAAACACAACTTCTATTTTGATTGGATTCACTATATCCAATTTAACAACAAGCGTGATTTCAACTGATGTTCAAGTGTATGATGATGATGCCGCACAAACAGTATATTTTCTAAAGGGTGTTGTATTGGATACGGGATCAACTCTTGAAATAATGGGGGGCAACAAGATAATTTTGAATTCCAATGATTCCATTTTGATGAAAAGCGATACCGTAAATTCTTTTGACGTTGTATTGTCATTAGTAGAGCAGACATGAGTAAAGCTTTCAACATTGCTACAAATTTAGGTGCTTATCAAAGTGCATTTGATTCAAGTGGAGATTTAACCGCTCCGAACATCACCACTGATAGTGTTACCACGAATAGCGTTACTACTGATAGTATAAGTGCTGCAAATAATGTCAATGTAGGCAACATAAACGTATCTTCATCTGGAGATTTAACCGCTCCGAACATCACCACTGATAGTATAAGTGCTGCGAATACTGCAACTATTGGTAATAATGCATTGGTTGTGGATAGTAGTGGAAATGTCGGAATTGGAACGGATAATCCTCAATTTCCAATGCATGTGAATGGTAATATATATACTGAAAATACTATTCATAGCAAATCTCTTACTACTGGTAATGATACTGAAATGTTGTCAGTTTACGGAGGGAGTAGTCACCAAGGAGGTCGCATAGATCTTTATGGAGGTCTTGCATCTGAACCAGGTATGCTTAAATTTAGAACAGGTACTACCTCAAATACTCCATCCGAATATATGCGAATTGATAGTCTAGGTATTCATCACACAGGAGGTCGAGTAGGATTTCCAACTTTTATTGACTTGAGTGATAGAGTACAATTAACATCTTATCGTAAATCAGTAATTGCACTTTCTTGGATGAATAATGATAATATAGGTTTAAATAGCTATAGTCAAGGTCGTTTATATTTTAAACGACCTAATGGTCTCCATATTGATGGTTATGTAGATTTTCAAATAAGTAAACGTTATAACACTTCTCAACCAATTGTTTGTTATGTGGTTTTTGGGTTTGGTTCTTCAGCTATTCAACCCATAACTTTTACACATGAAGGTGAAAAATACGGAGGATTTCATTTCTATTATTCTGCGGCTGAAAATGGTATCGTACACTTTACAGGCACAACAAACTTTGGTTATGAACTTATGAGAGCACATTCATTAGATTATACATCTACAACTACTGGTGTTTTAAACACAGAAGTAAACGATAGTATTAATTATAGTGACCCAATACTAAATAACAATATGAGTTTCAACGGCACAGTTATTGTATAAAAAAATATGGTAAAATGAAACCAACACACAAGTTAATTATCAAGTCTCATGTTTTTCCACAAATGAATGAAAAAGATAGATTTATTGCTCCAATATTTGAGGAAGAAAAAGAAAGTATAGAAGCAGGTCTTGAACAGTTGATGTCAGATGGTTTTAAAAGTTTGGGATTAACTCATGAAGATGTAGAAATTGTACCAATATAATTGCACAATCTCTAGTTAAAAATAAATTTCATTTTTTTCACATTTTAGGAATTATACATGCCATTCATAGGTGCATCAAATAAAACAAGAGCCACAAAGACTACAATAGACCACAAGTACTATCTGGGTGGTCATGCAGATACAATAGCAAATCCCGGCTACTACACGTTTTATGTACACTATGTTCCTGGGAATGTCTCTGTGATTGTACGTGGAATACATATGGCAGAGAGTGACTATATAGCAACAAACGGAACTGATGTTCGTATCAAACAATCTGACATCACTTTAAATTCAGATGATAGCATTGAATTGATTGGATTTGGTATGCCTGCTGCAGACATTTTACAACGTTCTGATGTGAGTATTACTGGTGGCCAAGCTATCAATTTAGAGAAGGTTGATGCTAAATATTACATGAATAGAAACGAATATACAGCAGATTTACATGTTCCGGCGGGATACAATGCATTCTTTGCAGGTCCAGTCAACTTCACTGGTACAATCAATGTTGAGGGAGTGTTGAACGTAATATGAGTGAAATCAAGATCAATAACATACCAGTTATCACAGAAAACAATGGTAGTGTTGAATTAACAACAGGTACTGCGAATATTAGTAATGAATTAACAACAGGTACTGCGAATATTGGTAATGTCAATGTAGGCAACATAAACGTATCTTCATCAAATCATACATGGACTCTAAAAGGTATTGATGCTCCAATTGGTGATAGTCAAACAGGTACTGCACCGAATACTACGGACAATGATAGTGGTCAATTAGCAATCTACAATGGCGCAACTAAGTTGTGGGGAATTACGGAACATGGATATAATATAAAACCAAATATACCTGCATATAATGCCACTCTGTACGGATATAATCAACCTAATAATGGAGACTCCGGAGACCCTGGTGTATACAACTATAATGGTAGTACTAGTTATGGAGACATAATTATAAAGGCATCAAATATTAGATTTAATAATGGAAATCATTACGACCCAACTACTGGATATTTTACATGTCCTATAGATGGAATTTATGTTGCAAGTTTTAATTCTAATTGGTACGGACAAAATGTAGATAGTCGGTTTAGACCATCAATTCTTAAAAATGGAGCCGACATACATTGGTTTTATGAAACAAAATACACAACTTGGCAACAGATAGGCGGATGTGTAACTATATATGCAAATGCAGGTGACTACATATATTTTTACAAAAGTGCGACTAATGGTGGCGGTGGAGGTGCGGACACAAGTGTATATACACATTTTTCAGTATATCTTTTAGCATAAAATCAGAAAACGTAAACATTATTTAGAGAGTAAAAAATGAATTACACAATTACACTTACTGAAACAGAAGATAAAGCATTGGCATATGCCGCAGCAAGTCAGCAAGATTGGATAGACAATGTTGTACACAATCGTTGTCGTATTGCCATTGATGAAATTGTAAAACTTGCAGTAGACAAGTTCATCGCAGCGGGCGAATCAATGCCTGGTGACAAAGAACAAATTGTTGCCATTGCATTTGAACGTGGTTGGGTGAAAACTGCCGCAGATAGAAATCTGGAAGCACAAAAAGAAATGGAGAATAACACACCGTGAGTGGAGTCCTCAAACTTGGTAGCACAACATTTGGCACTGAGAACAACGGCAAGATAGAACTGACCAATGTAGCAAATACTTCATTTTCAAGTAGTCATCACACTTGGGAATTGAAAGCAGTTGATGCTCCGATTGTTGGTGCAAACTATAGCACCAATGATGATCCATTGAGCGGTCAACTGGCTATCTACAATGGTGCAACTAAGTTGTGGGGAATTACGGAAGGTGGATGGGTTCAAAATCCTAATGTTCCCTCATTTTTTGCATGGAACGACAACAATCAAGACAACGTGTCTGGCTCTGCAGGAACAAAATTTATTTTTAAGAATACTTTGTTTAATAATGGTGGTCATTATGACACAACTACATATACATTCACAGCGCCTATAAATGGTTTATATAAATTCACAAGTTCAGGATTATATAGACAAAAAACTCTAAATGTTTCAGGTGAGATGACATTTTATAAAAATGGAACTAATGTGGTTAATCGTGGTCTTGGCCTTTCTTGGTTCGGAACAACTAGTACTGATTATCACGACCAACAAACAATAGAATGTTTGTTGAATTTATCTGCGGGTGATTATGTTTATACAGCAATTTATGATTGTCCAAGTGGCACAAATTTTTACATAAACGGCGGGCTAGGTTGGTTTAGTGGATATCTAATAGGATAAAAAAACAATGCCAGAAATTCAACTCAACGGAAAAACAATAGCAACACAGACTGGCACAAACGAACCTGTTCTCAAAAACAATGTGGTCATGGAGAGTGGGTTTAGTATTCCGAGTGGTGTGAATATCGACAATGCTTTATCAGGTGCTACTTTTCCTGCTGGGCATGTGATTCAAGTAAAAAGTAATAATTTTTCTACTGTTAGTAGTCCCATTGTTGCTACAAACACTGGAGCGCAAATGAGCAATCCTACGAATTTATATTCTAACCAAAATAAATTAGGTGGTGGTTATCGTGTTTATGTAGAATTATTAAGTGTTACTATAAACATAAGTAACGCATTAAATAATATTGTAGTTTTTGCAAGTGTAGGTTGTACCAGCAGTGCAATGGCTAATGTTGGTACTTTTGGCTTTGTAATAAATATGCCATATAGTAGCAATGCTGGTGAGGCATATGATTTAGGTGATTATCCTTGGTATTCAAGTGAAAGTTCATTGTATGGCACTCCATACCCACCAGATTGGTCAGGACATATAGCTATTAATGGGTCATCAGGATATGTTTCATCAGGTATTCATAATGTGAAGTTATTTGGTTATGCCTACGCTGAAGAATCTCCTAATCGTAGTCAAAATATAAGAGTTAGGAGAGCAGAGTTGACAGTAATGGAGATACAAGCATGAAGAAAGTTTTTGACTTATGTGATGCCTTAACTTTGTTGTGTCCCAATTCATCATTTATCATTAAAAACGGAATTGTTGAATGGGTAAATACCCCTAATCACATACCATCAGAAGAAGAAATCCAAGCAAAGATTGCCGAACTAGAAGCAGCCGAACCACTACGTCTTCTTAGAATTCAACGCAACCAACTTCTTCAAGAAACAGATTGGACACAAAATCGTGATGTCACGCTTGCAAATGATGCGGAGTGGGCAGCATACAGACAAGCATTGAGAGATTTACCGAACACCGCAACACCAGAATTAGATGAATATGGTAACTTGACAAATGTTACTTGGCCGGAGAAACCAGAATAATGGCAACACTTAAACTGAATAACACAACTGTTTTCACAGAAACAAATGGAGCAGCAAGCATACCAAGTGGGGTTACAATTGGAAATGGTGTAAAGTTTCCTGCTGGGCATGTGGTTCAGGTTGTTAGTGGCAGAAGTTCAAGTGCTAGATATGACACAACTAATACTGCATTTCACAGCATTACTGATGAAACAGATGTTGCAACTCTAACTACAAAATTTACTAATTCACAGTTTTTTTTAACAATGACTCTTTCTTTTCAACTTAATTCCGCTCACCAATTTGTTGTTGATTTTAGAAGGGTCGTAGGAGGCACAACTACTCAAAACATAACTGGAATAATTGGAGGAGTAACTTCGCAGTTTGGTGATGGTACGCAGTGGAAAAGTATAAGTTGTTCGCATTTGGATTCGCCAAACTTAGCAGCAGGAACTACGGTCTCATACGGGTTGTCAGCAAGGGTTCAGGGAGGAGTAGTGTACCTAAATGATTATGGTGCAAATACCTTTACTAATATTACTGTCATGGAGATAATTGTATGATCCATAAAATAGATGCAATTATTTCATTAGATCCAAATGCAATGGTTTCATGTAACGAAAATTCTGGTGAGGTAATTTGGTATAATGAGAATAAATTAAAAATTACTGAAGAAGAAATCCAAGCAAAAATAGCAGAACTTCAAGCAGCCGAACCAATGCGATTGCTCCGAATTGAAAGAGACCGAAAACTCACAGAAGTTGATTGGTGGACAAGTCGTGCATTGGATGGAACACCATTGACAACAGAACAAACAGCATATCGACAAGCACTCAGAGATTTACCAGAAAATTCTGCAAATGTTGCAATAGATGAAAATGGTACATTGATCAACGTAGAATGGCCAGTTAAACCGGAGTAAACATGGGAAACATATCAATCATCAAAGGTTTTGACAGTGAAGGAATGCGTCCAAGCAATGAGATTGTTGTAGACAAAAATGTGATTGCGGAGACAGGTTATTCACAATTGTTAGTCGGACCTGTGACTGTTCCTAATCTCACTGTAAATGGAAATCTGAATGTGGTATCAGAAATAAATATAACTGGAGATATAGAAATTGGTGCTAATGGACAACTCAACATCATTGGATAACGAATGGGTAATTTAACACTTAATGGACAGACAGTATTAGAGCAAGTTGGAACCGCTAGGCCTACAGTTGGTGCTGGATTTCCTAACATTGGGTGGAAAAAACTAGCAAGTTATAATTGGAATACAAACACAAATTACATAGATTTTGATGATGTTGATTTAACAAAATATATAAATTATAAAGTTTATTGGTATATTAGTCATGGTATAGACCAATCATCAACTAGCACTTCATATTGGTATTATACTTTATTAAGATTCAAAACTTCCAGTGGACTCATAGAATCTGCTATTTACAATAATAATGTAGAATGGAGAGAAGGTACATCATATGTATACAATGCCGCTAATCAAGCAGAAAATCAAACATGTGCTTGGCTTGCAGGAAACGGGTCACAATTTGATAGTCAAGGTGAGGTATTAATTGGCATTCCGAATTATCAATATGGCAAAGTTTCTGTTAGAGGTTCCTCTCAGTTAATAAACAGAGCGAGTGATACTGAAAATTATATAGAATCATTTACTACTACATTGCATACTTTGGGATTAGGCACCAGTATAACAGGTTTTAGAATATATGGGGGAGGCAATAGTCTTGCCACAACATCATATAGTTTTCCTTCTCAATACGGTTCAGTACAAATCATGGGATTGGAGATATAATGGCAACACTCAAACTCAACAGTTACGAACTATTTACTCAGAGTGAAAACAATAAGCCAGAGTTTGGTGCTGGGGTTCCTACTGGATGCATTATACAAGTTAAAGAACAAATTAGAACTTCTCATTTAGATTTAGTTGAGGCAGATGGTTATGTTGATTTAGTTTCTGTTAATATAACTCCAGTCTCTTCAACAAGTAAATTTAAAATTTCTTTACAAGTTGGTGTCTCATCTGACAATACTAATAATTATTCATTCGTTCAACTACACCGTAATGGTACATCTATTGCTGGAGGAGATGCTATAGGAACAAGTCAAGCAGTTTGGTTAGATGCAGGTTGTAGGGAAACAGATAGCATGTTTGTTTACCAACAAAAACAAATTTTTGGAACTTATATTGATTATCCAAATACAACATCTGAAATAACATACACTGCTAAAATAAAATGTGATGTTAATGGAACTTTATTTGTGGGAAGAACCTCCAATATAACTGATAATCATAGAAGTACTACACCTACTGTATTTGTAGTGGAAGAAATATCAGGATAAAAAAAATGGCAACACTCAGTTTAGGCAATCAAACAATATTTACTCAGAGTGGAAGTGATGCACCGGTGATGACTGCAAATGTAGACATAACGAATGTAGACCTAACCAATATAACATTCCGAGAAGCCGTGTTTAGTGGTGGTTATAAGTTTCAATCTGGTCAAGGTGTATTTACAGCATTTTCTCCAAATAACGGAAGTACTTGGTTGTTTGACATTGAGTTGTTTTCTAAAAACATTGCAATGGATTTTCCAACTAATAGATGGACGCATACTTATACTGGTTATTATATGCTCACTGTGAATTACAGACATGAAGGAAGTGATGTATGGTCTTTTTTAGCAGTGACAAAAAATGGAGATAGTGAGGCGGTCGGAGTGAGTGGTAGAACTGGCTCAACGACCAGTGAAGAAAAAAGTAGAACATTGATGTATCGTGTTGATTCCACATCAGCAACATATCAACTACAAGGTTGGTGTTTTTCGGGATCAGAATCAATAGGCTATACTAATACTGACGACAATACTGCTGATGGTTCTCCAGTCAATCCCACTTGGACATACAGTGGATTGACTACTAATCCTACAGGTGGAGGAACATCAGACCCTGCGGGATTGGTATTTGGGTGTTCAATTTATCGTGTAGGAGATTTGTAGTGGCAAACATCATTCTTAACGGTAAAACAGTAGTAACTCAGACAGGTAACGATGAGCCGTTGATAGGTGGAAATGTTGTGTTTCCTGCTGGGCATTTGTTGCAGGTGGTGGAAGCCACACAAATTTCCAATACCACGGTTTCAACAACAACCCCGACAGATATAACCTGTTCTGTTTCAATTACCCCAACAAACGCTTCTAGCAAAATTGTAATTTATGCGGCTGTTCAAATTTATTTTGCAACATCAAGTTTGTTTATGATCTCTCATTTATATAAAGACTCTTCAACTCTAGGCGGCGCTTTTGAAAAGTTAATCTACAACGATTTTGGAGTCGGGACTGTGCCAGTTCCTTTAATTGGCTATGAAACAGCAGGGTCTACAAGCACAAGAAGTTATTCAATAAGAGGTTCCCTTAACACAAGTTCGGCAACTTGGGAAAAAGGGGTTATTACTGTTATGGAGATCGCAGCATGATTACGAAAGCAGACGCACTTCAATCCCTCCGCCCTGGTGCTGAATGGGTTCTTAGAGGAAATGAATTAGAGTGGCTAGACAGCATACAAACTGAACCAACTGAAGAAGAAATACAAGCAAAAATCGCAGAACTACAAGCAGCCGAACCAATCAGACTTCTCCGAATTGAAAGAGACCGTTTACTTCAACAAACAGATTGGGAAATTCAGCGCAACACTGAACGCAACATTGATAGCACAGAATTAATTACATACAGAAATGCACTCAGAGATCTACCGCAAGACATCTCTGCAAATAATGTGCCATCACCTACACTTTCCGAAACTGGTGAGTTATTGTTTGCTCATTGGCCGAATCGTTATGAGATAAATATAGAAAACACTCAAACAGCAAATAATTCAGCCAATACTGTATAATGCCATCAAGAAGTAACGCTAAACAAAAATCTGTGATCGTTGGTATCAACACCAAAACCTTTTCAGACGATGTTGAAATACCTGCTTCCTATTCTGCTATTCTCAGTGGCCCCGTGACCATTCCAAACATCAACGTGGAAGGTGCTTTGAACGTAGTTGGCAATCTTAGTGTAACTGCTAATCTTGTGATTGGTGAAAACGGCACTCTAAACCTAACAGGATGACATGCCAAAGGCAAGTTTAACTATTGATGGAACTGAGATTATATCTAAAGAGAACGGTGTTGTGTCTGCTAATAATTTCAATCTTCCGATTGGTATTAATATAAATAGTCTTGGAAAATTAGGTTCTAGAGAAAATCCAGCACTATCTGCATGGCATATACTTAACAATGAAAGTTCAGCATATACGGGATACTACTATATTAAAAATGAAACATCCAATAAAGTACATCATATGTTATGTGATATGGAACGTAATGGTGGAGGGTGGATGTTGGTTGCAAATCAAGTTGGAAATTTAGGAATAACAAATACAAGATTTATGAATGTAAATGGCATTGGTCCCGGTTTAATACCTTGTGAATCTGGAGGTAAACTAAGTGATAATAATATCAACATTTTAAGAAATCAAAGTAGTTATACTGGTAATTGGCCTTGGTGGGCAGAAGGCATAATGTTCAGTGTAACAAATACTGATATTAATATGTTTATATATAAAGATGCCACAACTTGGTCTAGTGTATCGTATCCAGGATATCAACCAGGAACTCAATATTTTATAGATGGTAGTTATGCTCCAGATTGGAGAAAAATAAAAAATTCCTTTACATCACATACTGCCACAGATTATTCAGACCCCGGCACTGCAAATCATGGAACTAGAGGTTTTGGGCATCATTACTTTAGTACATCCTATTTTGCGTGGTGTAGACATCCAGAAAGCACAGGTAGTGATGGTTTTAACGCAGATAAT